CTACTTTCCAGGCAGTGATCGGATAAGAGGAGAGATACCTCCAATCCTGACACGAGGTGTTCTTAACGATAAACAACTTATCACCAGAAAATTTCTGGTGGTAGTTGTTATTATCGTGAACGCCTGCTATTCCATCAGTGAAGCTCTTATCACGGGAGGCCAAGTTGGCTGCCCCTGGTAAGAGGGTGAAGAGAGCTTCGAGAGTACATGTTTTCTATAGTGAAGACCCTAGAAAGGGTCCTCTACTTAAGATTACTGTGCAGATTGGCGAGAGCCAGTCTACTGAGGAACATATGGCATTTCAGAACCTGTTGTCTTCTGTAAAGAAGCTTCAGTCTCTGACTATACCAGATGCTACTCAACTCCCGTTAGGACTCAACATTGACGACGGAGCTAAGGATAGCCACCTCTGATAAGGAGGGACTATGAAAAGCCTGACGTCACTCTGGTCCTGTACCGCGGATGAACTTGCGGTACGATGTTGCACTAGCGCCCTGCTCGACATAAAAACTGTCGAACAGCGAGTCAAACACGAGGGGATATCGTTTTTGGCGATAACCCTGGCGGACTATGGAAAAGTCATCCAAAAATGGCTGGACCATGGCCTCGTCGCCCCTTGGGATAATGTTTCGTTTAAGAAACATCATCTTACTGGTCTCCCCCTATTCCTAGGAGGTTTCCTTGAGCGTGTGTTTGACCCGGCTAGTGGAGTGTTGCTTGATGAACCAGACATAGAAGCAATCTATGCTCTTCGTCAGCTAACGCTGATGTTTAGCAAGATCGCTCTCCCTCAAGACTCACCGCAAGGCGAGTCTACGCGGGTTGTAAGTCCGCGTCGTGAGAGACGAGCTATGTCTGAATTCGTCTCGTGTGAGCAGGATGTTAGGAGGGCTGATGCTCTTCTTGATCCTGACTATATGTCAGATTTCAAGAGAGTTTCTAGCCTGCTTTTCAGCGATCTCTTCGCAAAGATGGACAGAGATGTCCATTTTGCAAGGCTCGTTGGTAAGCATGGTCCGGGCGTTGTCGCAGATAAAATTAGCAGTAATGCTAAATGGAATCTGCGAACCTGGACCACTCGACTCCAAAGGCTGTTTCCAGCTGAGGAGTTCCTCATTCCGAATGTCTCTTATACTGGAGACCTTAAGAATGAGATTAACATCCTTGAACCCGAGGCAGAGATCCCGGTTAGGGTGATCTCTGTCCCTAAAACGCTCAAGACTCCTCGTCTAATTGCCATCGAACCGGCTGCTATGCAGTATGCACAGCAGGCGCTCCTTGACAGTTATAGACGTGCGCTTAAGGAGGATGGTTTCCTCTCACGCGTGATCGGCGATGAAGACCAAGATCCTAATCGGATCATGGCTCAATCAGGTTCACACAACGGTGACCTGGCCACACTAGATCTTAGTGAGGCGTCCGATCGAGTCTCGAATCAGCATGTACGAGCTATGCTCGCAGACTACCCAGAATTGCTATGGGCAGTTGATGCTTGCAGGTCTCGGAAGGCTGACGTACCTGGCCATGGCGTTATACGCCTGGCCAAGTTCGCGTCGATGGGTTCAGCTCTTTGCTTTCCTATGGAATCTATGGTATTCCTT